TCTACTGGGGAGTGTGCGGCGGGTGTGCCTGTCAACATCCAAACCCATGTGCTATCGTTTAGTAGTTTATACAAGCATTTCCATCTTTTAGTTGAGTAGTTCTTATAAGCATTTGCTTCATCTACAATAATTAAATCAAACTGATCTTTAATCTCATCACTTAATATCTCTACCCCATCGTAATTTATAATTACAAATTCTGATCCTTCTTCTAAGATCGCTTTTCTTTTTCTAGGAGTTCCGTAAGCAACACTACAGGTTCGGTGCATCGCAAACTTAAATAAATCTTCTTGCCATGCTGATTGCATAATAGAAAGAGGGGATATAACTAACACACGATCTATTAATCCTTCATTCATAAGATAGTCAGCCGCCCATATACAAGAAGCAGTTTTACCTGTGCCTTGCTCGTTGAAACAAAAAGCTCTTTTATTTATAGATAGAAACGCTGCTGTATCTATCTGGTGTTTCATGGGTTTGTGAAACCCTGTCCATTTATAATCTCTGGTGATAGGAGAAGGTGTATTTATAAAATTTAATTCTCTGAGTTTTAGTGATTCTTCTAACCCCCAGCGAACTATGACTTGTTCATCTTCTATTAACTTACTTTTATTTATATTATCTAATACTATGTCCGGGTTTCTTAATTTAAGTAGTAATCCTTTTTCGTTTATTATCCTCATGCTTTTCCTTTTGATTCACGCTTACTCCTTTCTGACACTAATTTGTGTTTGGAGTTCCTTTTAAAAGAACGGTTTTTTGATTTTGATACTACCTTTACACCGTCCTTATTACTTCCTCCCTTTGACAAAGCTTTTTTGTGAGCTACGTCTTTACCCTCACGCATGTCAGCTTTACCATTTTTATTTCTATCAGGTTTTGTTTTATCTAACTTTCTTCTAGCCCGCTGACGTTCCATGCGATTTTTATGTTCGCCACGTTCTCTTTGTTGTTTATATTCTTTTTTGTATGGTCGTTTTTTATTTACATATGGCATGATATAAATGTCTCCCGTTATGAATACACTCTACAACTGGACAATACTTCTCGCAAGTAAAGTTTTCTTTTGCGTTCCAAATACCTTCTTTATATGCGATTTTTAAATGAGAAAACTTTTCTGTCCATTCTCCCATTATCCCTATAATGTCTGAGCGAGTATATTCTCTTTTAATTATATCGTTGCAAACTAAAAATAGCAGCCCCGCTTTGATGTTTTCTATCTCAGGAAAATGTGCAAATACACAAAGAGCCTGTAAGTCTAACTGCTTAGTGTCTGCAAATCGTGTTGACTTTCCTGTCTTGTAATCTATTAACACAGCATCTTTACCATTAACAATTAGTAAATCAGCAACACATCTGTACCAAGCATCTTTGCTTGAAAATCCAGTGGGTTCACCAGATTCGGTCAAACCCATTTTAATCTCACAATGTTTATCGCCTTCTCTATCTCGTAGTTTTTCCATAACTTTTTGTATGTATTCGTATTTCTTAGGGATAGGTGTGCCATCTGCAACAAAATGTTCTGCCGCACTGTGGACACTTTTCCCGTATATCATGGCTGTGGACGATTCTTGTTTCACATCTTTTATAACCTTTAGATGGTAATACTTTTTAGGGCATTGTTTAAATACCCCGTAGCTACTGTAAGACCACGGTAGATTAATCGTCTTTTCTATCACTAGATTCCTCATCAAGAAGTATGAATGTGTTTCGTAACATTCTAGCTTCTATTATAAGCTTTTCTGCTATCTTTTGTGCATCTGCATATTGTTTAAATGCCGTAAAATGTCTAAGCTTATCAACAAGTTGTATAACTGTAACCATTTGTTTACTATTCTCTAGTGCCACTTTGTTAGCACTCTGCATAGGACTTTCCGACTCCAAGTTCACAGTCGATTGGGAGTCCTGTTGCCCACTCTGGGACGTATCGCATACATTCTTCGACATACTTTTTTGCCTCCTCTATCTCTCTATCTCTAACTAAACACGTAACAGCATCATGCACTGTCAAAACTACTTTATATTTCTTACTGACTTTTAGTATCTGCTCCGCCACAATACAACGAGCCAACGCTTGAACAATGTTCTCCACAACTTTACCCCCATAGATATACACATCTTTTTCGTTTTTCTTTCTATCGTAGGTAAATACAGATCGAACCCCAAAAGAATAGTCGCTTTCTTGTTTCACAGTCAAGTTGTTGTATATCAACTTCATGTGGTTTGGTAATATAAAACCATTTTTGCAAAGTTCTATAATGCCTTTCCTACCCACCACACACTTTGTACCTCTTACCATATCATCCAATGCACTGTTCGCCGCATACCATAAACTCTTTATTCTTGGATAAGTAGTTCTATATACGGTGATGATTCGCTTTGATTCTTCTAAGTCAATATTTATATTTTGAAGTTTTAGCATGGCTTGGAATTTAACGTGCCCCATTCCATAGCCGCAACCTAGAATCACTGTCTTACCAAAGAAGCGTTCTTCTTTCGTAATATCTTCTACTTCTTTACCGTAAATCTTAGAAGCCATAATCTTGTATACATCTTGACCATCAGCAAAAGCATCTATTAAATCTTGTTGCATCGCAAACCAAGCCAGAGTTCTAGCTTCTATCTGAGAAGAATCACAGTTTATAAGAGAATAATTTTTTGGCGGCACGATAGATTTTTTTATACCTGATGTGCCATCTCTTGATGGTAAGTTTTGCAAGTTGATTTTATCAGTGCCACCCCACCTACCTGTGTGTGCCGCATAATACTTTAACGGCACCGGGAGAAGTCCCCTTTTACCAATACCTATAAATCTCTCAGTACGTGTTTCTTCAATTGTTGTTTTCACCCCTAGTCTAGCTGACATCAAACTCTGCACACGTATGTCTTCATGCTCTAATAAATTCATAAACTCTTTATCGCTTTTTGCAAACGCCCAAGCTTCCTTGCCTGTACGTGCAGATATTTTCTTTGGGGGTGTTACATCTAAAGCCAACAGAGCCTCGGCAAACTTATCGTTAGACATAATAACTTCTTTAGATGCTTCCGCATTGTTTAACAGTTCCTCCTTTTTTGACTTTACGTTTTCTAAATGTTTTTCTAAGGCTGCAATATCAACATGAAGGACTGGGTCTGAAAACATCTTTATTGTTAAATCAATTAGGTCAAGTTCTATTTGTACAAAATTCTTTTTTAGTTCTTGGTATAACTTGTAAGTGAGAGATACGTCATTTGAGCAATAGCTTCCGTATTTAATCATCTCTTCTTCTGTAAACATAATTCTACGTTTGCCGTTAGCATCATGTACCTCGGTGCCTTTGCATCCTAGTTCGTAAAACTCAGAAAGTTTAGCTAGACTATTACCAACTTCAAAACCATGAATCGCTCTTGCCATAGACAAAGTGTCTGCCCAAACCAGAGGAGATATATCATATATCCAAGATAAGATAGCAGAATCAAACATTGCGTTATGTGCAATAGCCACACTATCTTCCCAAGCAAACTGTTCTAAAAAATCTTTAGTCTCTTCAAATGTACCTGTAAAAAACTCAGGTTCTTCATCGTTAAACTGCACGGAAACTCCAATGACTTCAAACTCAGGACTTCTAATATATGCTTCGGTAGTCTGTTTACTTAAGCTATATGTTTTTTTGTCATAATAAGTTTCAAAATCAATTGTCAGGTAGTTTTGCGTCATCTTCTAAAACTTTTACTAGTTTTCTCAAATAATGGATTGCTTTTTTAACCTCTAATATAGAATCATCCTTTGACCCCATTCTAAGTAAATACTTAATTGCATTGGCTCTGTACGCACCAATCCGTTGTTCTCTGGGAAAGGAATCTATTACATCCCACGGTGAGACTGTCATTTTTTTATAATGTTCCCCACCATATTGAATCTGATCGGGGTCTTGTATAATTGATTTATTAGAACTCATACATTCTCCTGTGGTTAAATTTAAATTTATCTATACAATGACAACTAAAGCAAGGCATATATTAACAAGCCTACAATTAGCATGTCTACCGGAAGACGAACCAATGGCGACCAATGAAGGCTATTGGTGGTTAGGCTTTGATGGTAAACAATCCGCAGCGTTTTGCTCATCACGACCTTCATCTCAGTGGGAAGATGCCATGTATATGTCTCGATGCGGAGTTTTACCAGCTTGGAGAGGAAAGGGTTTACAGAGAAAGATGTTATCAATAAGAGAACGCCATGCTCGTAAACTAGGGTATACTTGGTCAATTACGGATACAACAGAAAATCCGGCCAGTGCAAACAATTTGATACGTAGTAAGTACAAAATAATTGAGCCTTCTTCTCCTTGGGGGTTGAACGAGCAAACAATATACTGGACAAAATGCCTTACAAAGACCCCGAAGTAAGAAGAATAAAAGCTAAAGAGTATGGTAAAAAGTGGTATCAGAAAAACAAAATTACTCATAAATTAAACGCTTATAAAAATAGAAAAAAATACAAAAAACAATGGGATGAATTTAAAGCATCTCAAAAGTGTTCCCATTGTGGTATGCAACACCCGGCTGTTATAGATTTCCATCATGTAGTAAGAAGTAAAGACAACCCAAAAGTTAATCAATTGATTAAAAATAAGCGGTATCGAGCCGCTATGGAAGAAGTTAATAAATGCGTTCCTCTTTGTGCAAACTGTCATAGAATACTCCATTGGAGTGAAGAACTATTGAAAAAGAAAAAACGAAAAAGAAAACTAAAAAAATCAAAATTATTCCCCAAGCCCCTTAAGTCCTAATCTTTCTCTACGCTCATCATCTTCTTCAAAATGCAGTAACATACACTCCTGTCTTAGTCTCTCATCCGTCCATTTGTATTGTGCTTCTGTAACTCGTTTACCATCTTCGTATCCTATTTTATAAGCAGTTTCCCACATTGATTTCATGTGATCTATGTTTTCTACAGTTGCAAAATACGTTAAAATTGCACCTAATAAAACACAAGCTAGTTTATCCATACCGTACCTCTCCTTTCCATGGCAGACCTTGGCATAACGCACCTCGCCACACCACAGGGTGATTCGTTATCATATGGGGCACGAAACC